CTATGATTGGTTTCTAGAGGAGTTTGAAGGATTTAGTCGCAAGCAAGAACTAGAGCGAGCTATTCTCAAAGCAGCGGACATGATTGAACAAGGTGACTTCGATCCTGTAGAAAAACTAATCAAAGATGCTGTACAGATAAGTCTCACTAAAGATATGGGCACAGATTATTTTCAAGACCCCCGTGCCAGATTAATGCGAATCAAATCTAATAATGGCCAAGTTAGCACAGGTTGGCCCACTATGGATCACCGCTTGTTTGGCGGCATGAATCGAGGTGAGCTTAATATTTTTGCTGGTGGTTCCGGTAGCGGTAAATCTCTGTTTATGCAAAACATTGCAATCAACTGGATTACAGCAGGACTGAATGGTGTGTTCCTAACACTAGAACTTAGCGAAGAACTGTGTGCCATGCGTATGGATGCTATGGTTGCTAATTGTAGTACTAAAGAAATATTCCGAGATCTAGATACACTAGAAATGAAGATTCGTATGGTAGGCAAGAAGTCAGGTAAGTTACGTATCAAGTATATGCCGGCACAAAGTAATGTTAATCAGATTCGTGCTTACTTAAAAGAACTAGAAATACAAACAGGTCAAAAGACAGACTTTATCATGGTTGACTATCTTGATCTTGTTATGCCTGTTAGTGCAAAAGTTAGCCCTAGTGACCTATTTGTGAAAGACAAGTATGTTTCAGAAGAACTAAGAAACTTGGCTAGAGAGTTTAACATACTGATGATTACTGCTTCACAGTTGAACAGATCTGCTGTAGAAGAAATTGAATTTGATCATAGTCATATTTCCGGAGGTATAAGTAAAATTAACACAGCAGATAATGTGTTTGGTATTTTTACAAGCAGAGCAATGCGTGAACGCGGTAGATATCAATTACAGTTGATGAAAACTCGTAGTAGTAGTGGCGTCGGACAAAAAGTTGATCTTGAATTTAACATTGAAAGCTTGCGTATTACCGATCCCGGTGAAGATGCACAAAGCGAAAATGGAGGACAAGGTTTTAGAACAAGCAGTCAAATTATGGATCAGATTAAAACAACCGCAACAACTAGCAGTCCAATAATAGTTGCCAGACCCAAACTAGGTTTTGACAGTGAAAAATCTGCACAAGCCACAGTTGATAGCACCAGACTAAAAAGTATGTTAGCAAGCTTGAAAAATAAAACAGAATAACTGTAAACATGAGTAAAGAAATTATAAAATTTAGTATAAATCTCTTCGCTGAGTATTGGGACAAACCGCCGAAAGTTCTAATACTATTAGATGATAAAATACATTTTGAAAAAGAACTTGACAAAGGATCAAATAATTTAACATTTGTTGAAACTTGTAAATTTGACGAACCGCACAGGCTCACCATAATTAGATCTGGTAAAAACAATAGCCAAGTTAAGGTTAATTCTAATGGTATTCTACTTGATCAATATGTTGTTTTGCAAAAAATAATTATTGACGGCGTAGACATTCAAAATATTATTCAATCACGAAGCATATTTGAAGCCAATTATCCTGAACCATGGGCATCACAACAACGTAATTCTGGAATCCAATTAGAAAAAGAAGCAATTGGAGTAACTACATTTGGACATAACGGAACATGGTATTTTAATTTTAGTAGTCCTTTCTATGAATATTTAATGAAATGGATGGGAGGCGGAGTGTTCGATGAGGAACTATAGCAGAGACGATTTGACAAAAAAACTTTATCCAGTAGCTGATAATTTTTTAACAGGACTTAGAGCAAAATGGTATAACAATAGCCAATCTTACTCTACAGCAGAACAGTTTATTCAAGAAGCCGAAGAATGGTTTAAATCAACAAAAAGAAACGAGATACAAAATTGGAATGAATTTAAATGTGTTGATATAATTATGGGCTGTACACATTTTATTGAATCACTGATTTTAAAACATGGATGGGATAATATACAAGTTCTGCGCAATGAATACGGCTACTACGGACTTATGGGCAAGCATGGGGTAGATCTTGACCAATTACAACCAGGACTCCCATTAATAGTATCATTACCTAACTTCTCATATGCAGATATCAGACCAGACTGGGAAAGTATACTTAACATCTGCGAACAACGTGATATTGATATACATATTGATTTTGCGTGGATGCTTGTAGCAGATGGTATTAATGTTGATGTAGGACATCCGAACATAAAATCGTTTGCTATGAGTTTAAGTAAGTATGATTGTCATTGGAACAGAATTGGACTTAGATGGTCTAAGCAACGTACAATGGATAGTATTAATATAATGACCAAATACTATGGAGACGTAAATTCTGGAATAATAAGTTGCGGTAATTTTTTAATTAGAAGTATTCCTAGAGATTACACCTGGAACATATATGGAGAATTATATCACCAGATATGTTCTAAATTAGATGTACTACCAACAAAGTTAATTAATGTAGTAAAATCAAAACAAGATAATAAAGTTTTAGGTGTAGGAAATTTATTGACTTCTTTAAGTCAAACAAGTTAGCATGTTATCTGTCAATCAATCTTGGAATAAATTAACTAAATGTATTTTAGGCAAAACATATATGCCTGAATTTTATTCATTTATAAATAAAAGTTCTATCAGAAATGTTTTTGAAAAAATTGCACAAGAAACTAATGAGGATTTGAATCAAATTCAAAAAAAAATTAAATCGTTTCAAGTTGAAGTTTACAGGCCGGAAATATCCAATAATTTTAATCAATACAAATTTGGTGGTAAATTTTTCCCCCCACCGTTAACTCCACGAGATGACATTGGAATAATTGGTACCACTGTTTTTATGCCTCAACTAGATGCATTATACTATTGGCGTTTATTGGCAACTTTAGAATGGAATGTAGAACCACCTAGAACCACAGAAGAATGGAATAGGCTACCAAATTTTATTAAAGACGAATTTGCTAGACATATGAACATACACTCTATAGAAGATATGTACTATAGAGACTTTAGTTCATTTAAAACAATAGAACAATTAGTCAAAAGCTTAGGAAATAAAATAATATATGATCAAAAAATAGATACAGCAATGATTTGTAGAGTTGGCAAAGACCTTTATTCAGGTTTATGGCCAGGTCAAAATAAAGAAGAACTACAAAATAAATTATTCAATTTTTTTCCTGATTATAAATGCCATATTATTGATACACAAGGTCATCTTGATGGAGTATTTACTGTACTAGGCGAAGGGGTTTTACTAGCAAATGAAGATTTGCCAGATAGCATATACAACAAACATTTTCCAAATTGGGAAATAATAAGAGTTAAAAATAAAAACAGCGATTTATTTTTGAACTATCAAAATCTTAAAAGGAAAAATCAAGGAAAATGGTTAGTAACGGGTCAAGAAAATAATTATGAGTTTACAGATTTTGTAGAATTGTATATTAACAATTGGCTAGGTTTTGCTGAAGAAACCAGTATTGGTGTAAATGTATTGATGATCGACGAACATAATATGTTGTGTGTGCAAGAAGATGCTGCAATTTTTAAAAGATTAGAAGCATATGGAATAACTGCTCATGTGGTGCCTTTTAGACACTATAATTTCTGGGATAGCGGAGTGCATTGTTTAACTGTGGATTTAGAGCGCACAGGTAACTGTATAGACTTTTTCCCTGAGCATTCTAAATCCTTAAACCATAAATATCTAATAACGGAGTAAATTTTTGCAAAAACGCACCCGAAGCATATTAGATGAATTAGCCCACATGCCCGTAAGTCGCGATCGGGAAAATTTAGTGGAAAGCCGTGCTAGCCACGTAATTCAAGGTGCCATAAATTTGATTAATTATATCAAACAAAACTATGATGCAGAACAGTCGGCCGAATTAGAACGCAGATTGCTTAATAGTATACGAGCTCAGGATCCTGCTAAGTTTGCTCGCGGTGTAAGGAGATTTCGCAATGAAAGTTAAAGATATAGTTGGTGAAGGTGTAGTTTCAAGTTTTGCCAAAGGATTATTACCAGATGTGGTACAAAAAGTAATAGATACGCCCTTGAATCTCCCAGGGAAAGGCCAAGGAGAGATGAATCCAACCAATTTGGCCAAAGTAGCATATAAAAAATTTGGGGCCAATCCTTATCTGGCAGACTTACCAGATGAATATGGGTATTTAGGCTATCTAAGTCCATATGAATTATCCAATAAGATTGCTCTTCTCCCTGATCATGTTAAAGCGAAGTTACCGCCAGATCTAAAAGCTCGTCATGGTATAAAAGTATGAATCAATTAAACGAAGGCGGAAATGTTTTTAAACAAGTAGATAAAACACCGTTGACACGTCGTATTATGACCAGCGAAATACCTGGCACAATTGCTTGGTTAGAACAAATCACTGGGTTGGATTTTACTTTAGACCGAGATGAGGAAGATGTGCCTATTAGATGGTTAGGCACAACTGGTCGTAAAAAAGGCACAGAAGCGGAACCAGGATCGTCGGGAGATCTAGATTTATCCGTTGACGAAACTCAAATCAGCAAAGAAGAACTAATATCAAAACTAGCAGCATGGTGTAGACAGCAAGGCATACCCGACGAACAAATTTTAAACACTTCAAAAGATAAAACAAATTGGGTAGATAAAACCGGCGACAATGTACATTTTAGAACTCCCATTGGTGGTAATCCAGATAACGGGTTTGCACAAACAGATTTTATGTTCAGTGGTGACCCATTATGGCAACAATTCGCCATGCGCGGTGGTCGAGAAGGTAGCCCGTTTACTGGAGAAAGCCGAGCAATATTGTTAGCAAGCATTGTTAGCGCACTAAATCCAGGATTAAAGTACAGTTACAAACATGGGTTAGTTGATCGAGCAACTAATACCACAATAGAAAATGGAAAAAATCCTGCAACTATCAGCAAGTTAACTGGTATCCCTGTTTCAAAATTAAACACGGCAGATGAGATATTGGACGCTATAAGTAATCGACCTAATTACGATCAATTGGTATCTGCTGCTAGAGAAACACTAGAAAGAAGCAATATAAAATTACCCGAAGCAGCACCCATGCCCGGGACTGCTGCTTGGTTTAGAGAAACAGCCAACAAGATAGTATAATGCTACTAGAATTTATAAACATACTAACTGAAGGTATACGCACTCCACATCCAGAGGATTTTATACTAAATGGTAGTTCAGCAGCCGACGACGCTATAAATGGTATGTTATCGGCTGTGTCTAATCCTAATTTAGTAAGTATTAAATGGGATGGTAGTCCGGCAATTATATTTGGTCGTAGACTGGCAGATGGTCTGTTTACCATGAATTATAAGGAGTATATAGGACTGCCTGGTGGGCAAGTTACTACAGCAAAAGAGTTAAACAATTTCTTTCTGAGAAACGGAAAAAACATAGAGGTAGGACAAAAGTTGGCATCTATGTTCAATGCCGTATCTAGTATTGTGCCGACAAATTTTCAAGGCTTTGTACAAGGGGATGTCATGTGGACCGAACCTGTGCCTGAACAACAAAGTTATTTTGTATTTCAAGCTAATCCATATGGTGTTACATATAGGGTTAAAGCAAATAGCCCAGCTGGTAAAGCAATAAAAGGTAGACCTTTTGGTTTAGCGGTTCATACCTATGGTACAGATATTGAAAAAACTTCTAAAGGAACTGAAATTCAAAATAAAACATCGCTGCAAGATTTAGGGGGACTTAGTGGTTCCAATCAAAATATAACTGTTTTAACAGGCAACATGGGCAATAAATTTAGGCTGAAAGAACCGGTGCAACAAACAAGGTCGGCCAAATCTGCTGTGCAAAAATTTGCTGCCTTAGGCGGCGACGCTTTTCTGAGCGGTTTAACTCAATCTACAGTGAGCAAGCTTCAAACTTACTACAATAGAAAATACACAGGGCAGGCAGTTGACGGCATCTGGTTACAAAGCAATCTAACAAAACCACAATTCGCCGTTGTAGTAGCTGAAGAAAATCGTTCTATTATGGAATCCATGGATGCTGCCTATGTAGCAATTTATAATTTAAAATTGGCAATACTAGAACAACTAGAGCCGCAAGTGGGCGGTGTAGAGCAGTACGTAGGAAATGTGCCAAAAGGTGAAGGCTTTGTTATTAATACGTCAAGTGGTTTTATAAAACTTGTAAATCGCGGTGTATTTTCTACTAGTAATGTACAGGGAAGACTATAATTTTTTACCAATTGGTATAAATAATAACATGCGTTAAACGCAAATATTTAAGGAGAAGTAACATGGCAATCGGAGTACAAAGAGTTCACGGTGGCTCGCAAGCAGTTGTAAACGTAGGCGATTCGATTACACAAAACGCAAATGCAGTTGTCATTAACACCGGTATTGCAAGTCCACTCAGTGCAATTAAAGTTTTAGCTGCAACTGGCAACCTAGCCGCTGAATTAGGTGGTCCAAATAATGATGGCAAGGCATCGGCAGTAGAAACTCTATTAAAAACAATTGCAGCGAATGCAAGTATTTTAGCATACCAAGTTGACAATAACACAGCTAATGTTCAGTTAAGTGTCATTGTAGAACGTAGCGGGTGGGGTTCAGACTTACAACTACAAACAGCAGTTCGTGCATTAGGTGCAAACATTGGCGCTTTTGGTGTTGTAAATATGTCAGCTGCAGCAGTAAGCACAACAAACGGTATTAAGATTGCTTAAATAATCTTAAACTATAAAGAAGGCAGCCTAGGCTGCTTTTTTTATGACCGCCATAAATATTGTTAGCGAAAGCAAAATTTAAGGAGAAACAAAATGGCAATTGGTCTTGATCGTAGCGCAGGCTACAATTATGCAGGTTTAACAGGTATATTGAATGGTATTG